GTTATTATTATCTATATCATATATTTTATTACTTAAGTTTAATATATTATTATCATAAATATAATGTTCTATATTATTTTCTTTTCTCTGTAATAATAATTTTTTATTATAATATTTATAATTATATAAATTACTATAATATTTATTATTATGTAAATTATCAAAAATATTGTTCCAATGTAAGGTTTTTAAATTAACAGAAGAATATGATACAAGAGATGATATTGGTGATAATAAAAATAAAAAAAATAAAAATGATATCATTAATATATAATATCGTAATAATTTTAAATAATTTAAAAATAGTACATGTTTAATAATATCTTAAAATTATTAATTATATTTTAAATTTTTATAATTTTCATTAAACATGTACTCTTTTTTATTTAATATATATAAATTATAAGATAAATAAGTAGCAAAACATAACCAAGCTATATAAGGAACTAATCCAAATAATACCAAAGTTGTCTTTGATACCATATTTGTCTCATATGAATCAAGTACTATAGTTTGTATAACTGTTAAAACAGCAAATAATAAAGCTAAAATTATGACAACTAAACCATTAAATAAACCATTTTCACTGAAAAAAACTGGTATATAAGCAAAATTAAATATTAATGCCAATGTTGGTATAATTAAATATAAGGATTTTACATATTTAATTGTTATACCACATTTAGAATATCCATATGGTATACAACCACTATAATATAATATATGATAATAAGTAAAACCTATCATGATATATAATATAGGCCAAACAATACTAAAAAGATAATTAGGAGGATATAATGGAGGTTTTTTAAGATTTTTATATTTTTCTTCATCCCATTTTTTTCCATATATAATTCCCATAGATGTTCCAACAATAACAGGTAATAATATTATTATCCATTTTATTATGAATAAAATAAAATTAGTTTGTCTCTGAGTTTTTTCTTTAAAACAAAATATATCACTTAAACAAATTAATAGTTTCATATTACTATATAATAATAATGTTTTAATTTATACTTTAAAATAAAAAAAATGATAGATAAATATACATTTATTATTAAAAAATGCCTCTCAACGAACGCAACTTTCTCAAGTGGACATCGAACGCCATTCAGATTGAAAATCCCAATTTCACCAAAAGCAAATGTATGAAACTTGCTATTGGAGAACTAAAAAAAGAAAAACAAATGCGTAAATTTATACACGCCAGATCTATCCTTTATCAAAAGGAGTTCCCTGAAATGACAAAGGCCTTATCTATCAAGAGGGCGATGCTCGAATGGAAAAAATAAATAATTATATATTAAATATGTGTGTGTATATATTTTTTACTTTGAATGTAAAAAGAGTACATGTTTATTAAAATTTAAAAATTTTAAAAAAGTTTTATAAATTAAAATAAAATTATAAACATGTACTTTTTTTTATTTAAATATTTATTATTAAATAAATAAAATGTCTGTTTTAATAACTGGTCACAAAGGCTATATTGGTTCTCATATATATGATTATTTAATTTCAAATAAATATGTTGTTTATGGTATTGATTATAATAAATTTGATATTAAAAATTATAATAAATTAGATGATTTATGTTTCAATAAAAATATTAAAACTATAATTCATTTAGCATCTTTTAATGATAAAGAAGAATCTATTAAGGAACCATTAAAATATTATGATAATAATATAACAATTTTACTTAATATATTAAAATTAATTGATAAATATAAAATTAAAAATTTAATTTATTCTTCAACAGCATCTATATTAAATAATGATATGACATCAATAGATATTAAATCAGTATACAATCCCTATTATAAAACTAAAATAATTTGTGAAGAAATTATCAAAGATTATTATAAAACAAATGACAAATGTAATTATACAATTTTAAGATATTTTAACGTTTATGGTTTTACTATTAATAAAGATATTGTTCCTTTTATTAGAAATAATAATTCTATTTTTTTTAAAATTCAACATTATTTATTAATTAATAATACTAAACCTTTTCAAATATATGGTCATAATTATGATACAATTGACGGTACTTGTGTAAGAGATTATATATATATAGACGATTTAGTTAAAGAACATATTAATTATATAGATAGTAATAAAAATAATATAGAAAATGTTGGAACAGGCAAAGGCATGACAGTGTTACAATTTGTAAGAATGTATAAAAGTGTTAAATATATATTTGTAAATGAAAGACAAAATGATAAAGACATTTTAATAAAAAAAACTTCAGTATATATATTTTTTTTTGATATTATTAAAGTCTTTTCTCGAAAAATTTATAATTTTATTAAAAATACCTAAATTATTAATAAATTCATATATGTATTTATCTAAATCAATTAAATTATTATAATCATATTGTATAGAAGATAAATCAGCTATAATTATTTTATATAAACATTTATCTAAATAAATCTTATTATTATTTATAATATATTTATAACATTTTTTGTAATTATTTTTAATTATAAATATAAAATCTTTATTAACATTTGTAAAATAAATCTTAAATTCTTGATAGGCGTTATATAATGCTAATATCAATTGTGTATATAAATTATATATATATTTAATATCAATATATAATACATGATATAAATTATAATTATGCATTAAAATTATAGATTTTTCATCGTATATTTTATTAACATATTCTTCTTTATTAATATTATGATTAATAAAATCATCTTCATACTCAAAATAACAAATATAATCAATAAAATTAATAATTTTTTTCAATTTTAAACTATTTAAATATTCTTTTTTAATTATATCATAATCCCAATCATATAATTTTATTATTAAACCAGAATCTAATGATTTTAATAAAGTTTTATATAAATTTTTACAGTTTTTTTTTAAAAAAATTAAATCGTTATCTTTAGATAAATTTAATAATTCTTCTTTATCTTTGGGTATATAAATATAACTATCAATTATTTTATTATCATTTTTAATCTTTTTAAAATATATCATAATATTAATTATAATAATTATTTTTTTAAATTAAAATAACCTTTATTTACAAGCTATATTATAATTTACAGCTCCGTCGGGATATCCAGGAGCATATCTATGTGTTGCTAATCCTTTTGCCCAATTGTGTATATTATCACTAGGATTTACTCTACTATTTGAAACACTTGGTCTAACATTATCATCATTTTGTGGTATTTCAATTAATGGTACATGATTATCTTTAGCAACCATTCTATAATTTGTAGGAACTCTATTAAATTGTTCTAAAGCAAAGTTTTGAGGATTATTTGTTAACCATTCCCAACGATTAATTCCAGTTTCTTTTAGGGTATTTACGGGATTAGATAATCTAGTAGATTCTTGAGGGGTAAAAAATTGTCTAAATTTATTATCATATTTAATATCACATTCACTTGTTTTAGTGTAAGAATTTGGTAAATAACCATCGGTATTACATTTAGAATTTTTATAATTTAAACCTCTTAATTCACTTGAATCATCTATTGCAGTTTTCATAGAACACATACTGTGACCATAATTTTGAAATCTAACTGCCGGATCAGCTGGTAAATTATATTCACTATATTTACAGTCATTATATGGAGTATTTAAATAATAGACACCAGGTGCTACAGTTCTTTTAAGTTTTTCTTCATATGTACCTTCATCATAATTTAATCTAGTATCTGTTGGTTGATGATTTGAAGTCATATATATTATTATCTAATATAAAATAATATAAAAAAAATTAAATTAACACTTATTATAATTCATTTTAGGAGGTAAAGGTATTGATCTATACATTATCGACTGACAACTTCCTAAATGTTTTAATGTAGTATCTATTGGTTCTGTTTTATCATTTTTGACAATATTATCATCTGTTGGTATATAATAATTAGTTCCACATTTTGATATTACTCTTGTTTGACCTCTTAATTCACTTTCTAAATCTACAATATTTCCTTTAATATGTGAAACATTTGTTCCTCCAATAAAACCTAATTGATGACGACATTTGTTTTCGTTTTCATATCTAAAAGGGTTTAATATATAACTTAAAGTACTAACATTTTCTTGTAAGTCTTGTTTATAATTACAAGTATCATATTTAGTTCTATTAAAACTCATCACTAATATAAGATTATAAAAAAATTAAATTAACAATTATTAAATATTTTATTAAATTCACTTCTATTTTTATAAGAACGAGTATCTTCTCCTCCATTAGTCCAATGTGGTACTATATTATCCGGATTTTGTATATCTTTTAAACAATCTACTAAAGGATATCCTAAACGTTGTTCAAATTCCATTAATGATTTTTTACACCCCATAGTATTTGTATCATTACCACTTAATACATCTAATTCTTTTTCTAAATCACCCTCAGCACCTTTTAATAATGGAGGAGCTTGAAATACTCTTTCAAATAATTGTATAGTACATTTATCATGTGTTATACTTTTTGGATCATTTCTTAATGCTGAATAATTATTAACATTAAAAGTATCTGTTAATCCATAACCATTTCTAGCTGTTAAATTAGGATGGTCTAAATAAAAATCAGGCATCGCACATTTATCATCATATTCACAATATTGATTAAATATACTATAATCATATATTTCTTTATTATTTGTTTCTTTGGTATTTTTCCAACAAGTATCAGAACATATATTAGTATCCATATTATATTCAATAATAGCCTTATTATTCATTTTTATATCTATAACTATTATATATAAAAAATATTTAGATAATTTAATTATAAGTAAATTTAATTACTCTTCCTGATAAATTATCTCTTTGAATATAATTACCCGATAATACAACTAAACCATCGTGGTAACCTTCCATTTTTTCTAAATCATTAATTACTTTATTACTTCCAAAATAATCGTGTGAAATTACATAATTATTATCAAAGTTGTGTCCTAATGTTACACATACAGTATTATTACAAATAATATTATGATTATTTTCTAATACTAAGTTATATATATAATCAGTATTTATTACATTTGTTTCACCTATATTATAAGGAAATATCCATTCTTGATTAATTGAATCAATTGTAGATGGATATTTAGTATTTAGTATAGGATGATAAGGTGTTATTAATAGATTATTAATTTTTGTAAAATAACATTCATTATTTTTACATTTCATTTTAATAACACAAATGACTTTAGATACATTATTATTCATATCTAGTAATTCATCGCCTTTTACTATCATATTAATTTTTTTTGTTGTATAATCTTTCATTAAAACTTCTGTATTTTTATGAAAACAACCATTGTCTTGTGAATTAAATGTTTGAGAAAAGCTAACTTGGTTATATAAATTTGGTCTATTATTTGATA